ATCGGCTTGTCTTCAATACCCGCGTCAAGCCATGCGTATCTAACCAGCTTTCCTATCGACCAAGAGTTTTCAATGTAGTTGTAAATAGCGTAACGACTTACCTCTCCGGTGTCGTCTTCAATGCTGGGGTAGAAAAACCAAACTTCCGAAAAAGCTGCGTTGAGAGCTGTATGGCACTTGAATGCCTGACTCAAATCTAAATCGTTAAAAACGTACTCTTGCACAGAACAGGGTAGTTGCTGCACAGCGCCGTTGTAAAAGAAAAACCCTTTCTTAGAAATAAAGTAAACGCCGTTTGGTGCATTAACCGCAGCTTTAGGACCGATCAATCCAGCGCCTTCGTTAATTAAGTTCAATGCAAAAGTAAGCGGCGGCCCAATGAAGTTCATTGAGTAAAGGCTGGTATCAGTCCAGATCAGTATTTCCTGACGAGATTTAATGCCGCCAATAATGAGAGATCCAGAAGACAATCTTACCGAGCCAGCAGAGTTCGTTGACAATGGTTCAAACTCTAGCTCGTTTTCTGAATCGCTAAAGGCAACCAGCATTGGATCAATAACGCCCGTTCTAGATGATCCTGAAATGGGGTCGGCTCCCAAAACAACCAAATGTCTGTCAGTTTCGCTCGTAATAACCTGCAACCCAACGGTTGGAACCAAGTTGGCGCCACTTATTCCAGACAGATCGAGCGCCCTCACGCTCGTCCCGTTATCTTCTTTCCATCGATAAATTCCTGCACCACGGGGGCAAATGATAAGGTCTTCGCCAAAGTTGTCGTGCGTCCACAAACGAAGTTGATTGTTAGCTGACAAGGCGGAGGACGATCCGAATGTGCCAGCGCCCCATGTGCCTACACCCCAACCTGTGCTGGCAACATAATCATCCAAACCAACATTTATTTGATAAGCCCCCACGACGCTACCTCCTCCGTTTCCGGAGTCTGAGGCATTCGCTGTGACGGTCGAACCAGATGTGTCTTTCGCTGTTATGGTGTAAGCGTTCGCGCTAGTGACCAAAAGGATTTGATACTCTTGATTTAAAACTGCGGCTGTGACGTTGCCGCCTAGACTTGATGCGCCAGAAAAAGTAACAAAGTCATTGTTCTCTGCGCCGTGTCCAGTATCGGTGACCGTGATTGTAGATGAGCCATTAGTTGCTGAGAACGTAACATCGCCAGCAGAAGTAGTGGCGCGAATGGGGGTTATGTCGTAATAAACCTGACCGTCTTCAATGTAGTATTTAAGGGTTGTGCCGACACCAATGTAACGAGTGCCACCTAAAGAAATCCAAGAATGCAAAGCTCTAGCCAATCCCAAAAACGAATTGGTTCCAGACTTGACCCAACCTCCTATTTTTTCGACAGCGCCTTTTCTGAATCTAACAAGGTTGCCGTCGACCCACCCGCCTTCGTTTCCGTAATCAGTTGACTCTTTATCTATTCCCGGCTTGAACTGGAGATTTGATAACGGCATTAATCATGCGAGTCGTATGATTGCGGCTGTTGCATTAGCCGCAGGGAAGACAATCGTAAAATTGCCAGCGGTGGATGTTTTGTCGCCACCGAAGTCCACGACACAAACAGCAGGATCACCTGATGCGCTGTCATTATAGATCATGCAGGAACGAGCCGTTACGGTTGCTGTTCCGAATGTAAGATCTGAAAAATCGCATAAAGCCGTGGTTCCGCTTGACGTTGGAGTGACAGAAGTTAATGCTGAGCCACCGCTTGTGTAATTTGTTCCGCTCGCCTCTTGGCTAGTGCTGAATGCAGTGGTGGTCGCTCCCATGGTTGCGCTGCTCGTATATAGAGCAAGCTTGAAAGTGTTACCAGTTGTGGCAGTAAAATTATGTACTCCCTTTAAAGCCTCAACCTTAAAACTTGTGCAGATGGCAGATGTAGTAGCGATGGCTCACCTCCTAATTCCAATCTAATTGCTTCACAATGTTAGCCATATCATGATGGCCTTGTTTATTCAACAATCCCACAATTGTGGTTCGATCACTAATGATCGCATTGCGAATTACGCCCAAGTTTATCTCATAAATATAATCTTTAAAAGCCAAAGCTTGTTGGCGAATATGTTCTGGAGCTTGCTCTGAAATGCCACATATTTTGTTGGTTAATTGGTGCGCCCAAAACTCTGGATCGTGGCCTTTGTTCGTAGTAGTAGCTACTTCCAAATCGCCTAGCTTTAAAAAGCTGTCATCCGTCAGTTTATCCACGATAAGGCTCTGGAGGTTTCGGTCGCTTGTCAGGTATTTCCAAGTTGTTTTCAGCCAACCTTTGATCCAGCTCAGAAGACTTGCAAGTAAGCCACTTGTCTTTGTTCGGAACAGCGACCATTGGGTCAGCCAACCTGTGATAACCGTAAAGTCTGTCTCTGAGAACTACATTTTGATCTAGCAAGCTTGATCTCTGACTGCATCCGATCGCGATGTTTTTTTCAATGCATTTGGCAAGCCAGAATTCAACACAAGCTCTTCCCGCTTCCGCAAAATGCAAATTGTGTTCATAACTGTAATCAAGACCAAACAGGTTGATTTCAGCTACCTGATTCCAATAGGCAAAAGCAATCGCAAATGGAACGGTGTTATTCAGGTACGCACATTTACTGTAGTTGATTACCTCGTCAAGCGGGTACTCCACAGCAGCAGGAACCCTTGCGTCCAGCTCGCATGTGTAAATAGGTATATCAAGCTTGGGTAAGGTCTTCCTCATGATTTCGGTTTGACCTCCTGCGTCGTCAGTATCTAAAAACCGACTCGCTGGATCCATCATGAAAAGACGATCTACTTGAAGCACGGTCGCAACTGCGTTGATGCCCCACACCTCATCCCATTCGACAGAATTTTCTCGACCAATAATGTAGTCAATTTGTGAATTGCCCAAACCGACAATCGCAATGCGTTTGCCCTTGAGCGACTTGATCGGACGCATTAGCTTATGCCAGTGCGTAAAAGGTCGTACCTATATTCGTCACGGGTTTCTCTCCCGCTAGATAGATTTCTCATGCGTTCCACTGCCTCTTTAAATCTAAGTTCAAAATTACCAATTACATCAGCAGACTCTTTGAGAAATACAGCGCCCTCGACAAGGGATCCATAAAGCAAAGCGTCTGGGTGATCTGTTGAAAGTATAGTTGTTCCAGAGTCTGAACCTGCGGTCAAACTAGCTGGTTTGTGCAAGTAATGCAGCTCCACCGTATAAGCTGCATCAGGGATAGGAGCCAGCTCAAAAGCGGTTTCGTCAAACAAGCTGTAATATTTTGGTCTGCCTGTTGTCGCGGTTGAGCTTGAATATTCTTTGATAAAACTTGGATGCTTAAAATCCAAATAGTGATATACGTTTGAAGAAATTACAGCCAAGCTGAATGGTGCGTAAAAATCGTCAGGCGTCGCCAAAAACCGGTTGGTGTTAGCCGTTGCGCCCTGCACGTTTTTTCGCTGCTCAGGCAACTGAACCATTTTGAATATACGACTTTCAGACTCCTTGATAAAAGTCGGAAGGTTGTTCGTAAAAGTTGTTTCAGTCGACTCAAGATAATCTTGAATAGCTGTCTTTAAAGTTGCGTAGGTAAAACTCATGTGGTTACCGTGACTTCCCCGACTCCTGATGTAATTTCAAACGTGTCAAGCTTAGTTCCTAAGATACCATCACCCACGTTCGTGTAAACCACAAAAAAGTTGTTGTCTTCTGATGAATCTGGACGAGCTTCCTTGATAGCTTCTGGATCGACAGGTGTCGGCTTGGGGTCTAGCTGGGGGTGCTTTGGAGACCATTGGTCTGGACCAACTATCAGCCCGTCCCAAGTCTTTTTCATTTCTCTACGACGATACCTGAATCCGGTTATATCACAGATTCCATAAGCTTCTTTGCCCTGAGCAAATGCCATGACTATGCGGTGTTATAACCAGAAAGGTTAGGAGCGATCGTAAACGGCGCCCTTTCTCTGTCTTGTGATAGGGCGCGTTCAAACTCTTCTTCGTACAACGCCTTCAACACTTGTATTCTGTCAGGCGCTCGCTTCAAAGCCATGTAGTAAGCCAGACCTGCTGCCAAGCACGGGTAAAAACGAAAAGGCAGGTCCATTGTGTTAGTTGCTGCGTCGGCGTCGTCCATGCGTGTAAGAACATTCATTACAACTGTGTACTTGCTTGACTGATCTGGCACAGGGTAAACAGTAATTGTAGGCGTCAACTGCTTGTTGACAAAAACCTGATTTGGTTTTCCTGTCGTGCCTTTTGTGGATATGTGGGAGTACTCGCTTCTGCTCATCCTAGACAACGGGACATCAGTTTCCACGCTGTTAACAGTTTCTCTAACGAAGGCGTCCAATACATCAATCGGCGCCGTCGCGTTACTTGTATCAATGTTGTAAGTTCCCGTGTCCTTAACCATGGCTACTGTTTTTTCTGCAACAGTCCATTGGTTTAAGCCTCGGTTAGCCCACTCAGCGAGCATCAAATTTAGGGATCTTGTAGCGGTCTTGAGATCGTAGCCGGTCCTAAGCTCTAAGCCACAACGCTCAAAGGCTTCTTCAACGTAGATAGCTACATCTGGTTCAAAATCTTTGCTTCCACTTACAGCCATTACTTTTTCTTCCTTCGACGTCGCTTTTTGCGAACAGGCTTTTCAGGAGCGTACAGATTATCAAAAACTCTATTGACATCCAATGTGTAATCTAGCTCGCTTTTTGAGTAATGAATGTGTTGGCTTGGCTTAAAATCTGGTGCGCCTTCACCTACAGTAAACCATGCTGGATGAGTAACTCTTACACGATTATTGGGAAGTGCCACAATATTCCCTGTCCATTTGCCAGCATCGAGCAGCTCTAAAACGTGTGACTGTTTGTGCTGCGCTGGATCGTCTGCGATCTCGTTCTCAGCATAGTCAACCGTAAAATAATACTTTGCGGGATAAAACTCGCCATCGATTTTAGCAAGCCATGGACAAGGCGTCGCTCTGTCAATTACATAAACCGAGTGATTGTGTGACGAGCAATCCCACGGCTGTGCTGCCCAGACCGGCATTGGCTCAGGCCATCCTTCGTAATCGGAGTCGGCGGCTAAGCCAGTAATCGGCATTCGCGCCCACATAGCTCCGCCATGGACATTCTCTTCCACCGTGTCTACTTCGGCTCCGGTGAATATTAACTGAAACGAAAGGCATCGCGTTGGCATGGTTGTAACAGCCACCGCCATTGCGTGGATAAACTCGCCGTGATATTTCTCGTGGTTATGCGTGTACTCTTTCCGCACCCAGCACTTAAAGTGCGGAATATTCGACTGCAAATAAGCCATGGGCTACTTTCTTTTCTTAACTGTTCCGCCCTTGTTCATCATTCTTTTTTTGACGGTGCCGCCCTTGTTCATCATAACTTTTTTGATGACGCCGCCTTTTTTCATCATCTTAGGCGCTTTTACCGTCCCGCCTTTTTTCATCATGCGGGGCATCTTTACAGTGCCGCCTTTGTTCATGCGCTTCTTTGCATAACCTTTGGTTTTCTTGTACATCAAAATCTCCTAAATCGATCCACCAATGTTTGAAATTCCACCAAAGGTGCTTCGTTGATAACCTTGAGGCAGATTTCCAGAAAGGAATATGTTACCTGATTCCTTGTCTTGTAAGTAATACTTGTCTTTGCTTTCTAATTGCCTGAATGGCAAGCTCCGCTCAACCATTCCTTGAATTTCTCTTTGTAAAGCGCCAGTGTCAGGAGCTAAGGTTTCTTGTAAGTAAGAACCATACTCAGGAGAGCCGGGGGCAGGTGGCTCATAACCCGGAGCAAAAGGATTGTCTCCACCAAAACCTGCGCTCGCCCTAGGCAACATAGTTCCTTGGATTCCACCAAAGCCTCTGGCGCCCAATCCTTCACTGGATCGATAACCTCTTTGTTCGCCGCCTTGCGTGGTCATGGTTAGTGGAGCGTTTGCCCTATCAATCGCACCTGTAGACCGTGCGTAAAAACCAGAACCCGGACCCATTCTTTCTTGGGCCTTGGCGACGTTACTTAAAACTCTTTCTGTTTGTGCAGCTCGCTCTTGCCTTTGAGCGTCTTGAATGTATTGAGGCATAACCTCTGTATCAATATTTTTGTATTGATCGAAATCTATTTGTAATGCGTCTTGCACAGCTTTTTCCGTAGCCGGATCAGTTGGCGTTGGAGCTGGTGGTTGTTTTTTGGGGAATATTATTCCCGGCCTGTTTTTAATTAATCCGCCAACAATTCCTAACGGTCCTGTAGAATCCTCCACTATGCTTGCTATTGGCTTTGCAATCACGTTGGCTACATCGCCTATTGTTTTAGCTATGCCACCAACAACAGGTATGTTCTGTATTCCTTCCCCTAGCTTGCCTGCGCCTCTACCCAAAATGTTACTTATCGCAGACCCAACTTTTGGCACCGTTCCAAGGCCAGATTGCATAGACAAAATCCCGCCCACTGTTTTAGCTGCTGGACCTAAGTTCGGATCTTCTCTAAAGATATCCCTGAAGTCGGTAGTAAAACCAGAAGGGTCTGGTCTGCCGGTTGAATAAGTGACAAACTCCGGCGCTCTCATTGACGAGTATGAATCCATGGATGGAAGGGCTGTAATGCCGCTGTACCTTCCTTCAAAATTTTCTGGTTCTGCTTGAGATATTGGCGGCAAGTATTTTATCTCTGTGCCGTCCATGTAGAACTGACCACCACGAGGTGCGTCAGGTGGCAACAAGTCATAAAGCTGAGCTTCTGTCATTCCTCCTATTAAAGGCACATCTGGAGCCGCAGAAGGAACATATCTTGGATCGTCGGCTCCGCCTGTAGAAACACCTAGGGGATTGACACCGGGAGCATCTGGTTGAGTCAAAGCGTTTAACCCAGCTCTGTAATCTTCTGCTTCCGACATCAATCCAGCCAACATCAAAGCATTTAAGATGTCAGCGGATTGATTGTCTTGCCGGGGAGCAGCAGGACGGGATGCCGTTGGCAAAAACGACATGTTCAACAAACTAGGAGCTTGCAAAGCCACGATGGTTTAGTCGTACTTTTTTATCATTTCTAAAATGATGTGATACGCATCTCCGCTGCTATGTCCAACTGTCGTAAAATCTATATCTCCAGTTGGACTGCTTGCGTTGTTTGGTATTGCAGTAAAAGAATCGTAATACTCATCTCCACTGCTGTCCGCTGGTATGTGCGTTAACAAAACGCTTGTAGAAGCGTCAAACTCTAGCTTGACGCTCATACCAACAGTCATCCACCAAATCTTTGCTATGGCTACAGAGGTGCATTCTTGTCCGGCTGAATTTTTAGCCAAAGCCGAAACGTCGACTTTTTTAATCGCAGATTCGCCAGTACCATCGCTGACGTTGGTGAACCGCATAACTGCGGTTCGTTCTCCGTCTTGAATGGTTTGTGAGGTGACAGTGTCAGCCATGATCTAACTCCTACAGTTCAGTAACCGCTGTTCTTTCTTTATAGGCACCAATGTAATCGACGCTTAAAGTTTTTGCAGCCGCTGCACCGTTTTGGATTCCAAAAGAAACAGTCATTTCTTCGTCGTCCGGCGCGTTAGTACTAACCACGGTTCCAGCCAAAACATTGTCTTGAAAGACATGGAACTTCTGATCTTTAGGATCAAAAACAAAACCTAAAGTCATAAACGTGTCGTCAGCTAATGAGTTTGGAAGATCCAAAGTAGACTGAGTGCTGTTCTTTTCTACAACAAAAGTAATCGTAGCGGCTCCGTCAGACTTCAGAAAAAAGATTCCGTCAGTCACATCTAAAGGGCTGGTGTCGGTCAACTGCAAGCCAGCAACAATGTCAGTTTGTGTCGCGTCGTTGGTCTTGAATCTAATATTAAAAGCTAACTGCTTACCGGATTCAAACTTAAAACCTTCCTTAACTAACTGAAAGAAGTCGGCATCGTTGTCGGCATCGTCGTTAGTGACCAAAAGAATTCCGCCGTCGCCATCAGTCAGTGCTTCACTGGCGTTTCCAGATCCACCTTCTGTGGTTGTGATTGTCCAATCTGACGCCAAGTAGGTGTCAAAATCGTTAAAGTAAGCGTGATATTTGTGGGGTGCCGGAGCTTTCAGCTTACCTAACGTACCGTCTGCTGAAATATTGGTCACACCCGAAGTGAAATGAGTTGTCATGATACAGTTCTCCTATGTTTGAACCAGCTATCGCACCATGCGATAAGCCATAATGACAATTCAAGTCTATTGCATTAACAGTGAAATAAAAAGCCCTTTGGCGACCACAGGCGGGCTAGTCCTGTTGCTTGTCAGGGGAAGGAATGGTTACCCCTCGGTCTAGTAGAGAGAGTCTACTTGCTGTAGACCATCTCATATTGCGCTCCCCTGCCGAGGGATTGCAACTGTTTTGCGTACTTTTTCAACATCACTTTTGCTGCATGCTGTTGAGCTGGCGACCAATCTTCTTGGTTAGCAAGAGAGTGACCGAATCCAGTGTCTACTTTATTGTATCCAGATCCATCGACCTCGAAGGCGCCGTCGCATGCGTCAGACAATCTTATCGCACATTCTCTCAACGCTTCTACAACTTCAGGTGAAAAAGGCTTGGGTTGTGATTTCTTCTTGGTGTTTGCAGAAAAAACCTTCTCAACTGCCTCAACGTCCAAGGCGATATCTTCGATGCTTATCTCATCTTGCACAACGACGTCGTCAAGAGCTTTGTCCAAAACTCTCTGCTTGCCCACTAGAACTGATGCAAGTCTAGCGTCGATCGAACCGTCTACAACCAAATGCTGTACAAGCACTGAGTTTTGCTGACCAATCCTGTGACAACGATCTTCTG